ACCAAACTGTCATTATGCAGCCAGGAGATTGTGTATATATTCCGAGAGGAACATGGCATCAACTCCGACCAACAGTATCACGAGTCACATTCTCATTTGGTTTTGAGAGTGATGAAGACTGTGACCCAGCTACATTTATATAAAAAAACTTGACTTTATAAGTTAAAAGTGTTATATATAGTAGTGTCACGAAATCAATCGAGAGTAGTGACAACCGTAGGAATGCCGAATGGTCGGGTTCCTATTCATCTTGCTAAATTAATATAGGAGATAAAGCGACATGACAAATCTAAAAGTAGGTAAAAATCTATTCCCACGTTCCGCATTTATTGGTTTCGACCATTTGTTCAATGAACTGGAATACGCAACTAAACACGCCAATGACCATTATCCGCCTCACAACATAGTGAAGTTAACGGAGGATGAGTTCTTAATTGAGGTCGCAGTTGCGGGATTCAAAGAAGATGAACTAAATGTAGAACAGAAAGAACGCTCATTGACCATTAGTGGTTCCCATGAGTCTAGAGACCGAGAAGTAATACATCGTGGTATATCCACCAAGGCCTTTAGGAGACAGTTCAGACTTTCGGAGTATGTCCTAGTATCTGGTGCTTCACTCAAAGACGGTATCCTTGCAGTTACGTTGAAGTTAGAAATCCCACAAGAGAAGCAGCCTCGTAAAATTAAAATTTCATAAATTTTTCGAGGAAACATACATGAAAACCGACACCAAAATGGAGTTTGGGTTAGCGATTATCAGCGTAGGACTGATGATGATTGCTTTACACCCCTTACTCTAGTTAACTGAGGTGGGGGAGGGAAACTTCCCCCATCACTTGAGATTATATGAAAGCATACATGATAGCAGACCTGAACAATCCGACTTCTGTGAAGTATACAGAGATTGCATTGGAATCATGGTCAAAACAATCCCTTCTTGACATTGAAGTCATTCAGTGTTATACTCCCGATACTATATCAGAACTAGAACCACTCTACAACTTTCAAACATTACTCCAGAAAATGCAGAAGGGTAAAGAGAGTACTAAGTCAGAACGTTCTGCCCAGATAACTCACTGGCAACTCATCAAGAAACGTGCGGAGAGTAGGTCTAGATTCTTTGTTATGGAACATGATTCGTATCTGGAAGATGTTGATGAGTTCAAACGTCAGTTTGATTTTACTATGGAACATGGACTGGATTGGGCGAATATGGGGTTGTTTACATCATGTTATACATTCTCTCGTAAGTGTGCGATCTATATGAATGACTTGTTATTGAACCGAGGATTCCCTCTGAATGGCGGCACATATGGTTGTACCGAGAGACTGGTAAAGACTTACTTGTCCAATAATAAAACCGACAAACCTTACACGTGGATGACCCACCATCCCAACACTCAGTGTGTGTCTGTTGGTAGGACTTCGAAGGAACTGTATGAGACTTACAACTTTCATGGCACTAACTGCGACTTCACGAGAGCGTCTACCCAAGTGATATCTAAGTCTCAAGGTTGTACTCTGCAACATGATGGCATGACCAAAAAACCTTGGTTGAGAAATAGTGGAAACGATTTCAAAGTTATCCCTTGACATTTAGTTCTCCATCCTGTATAATGTGTAACATATGACTACGGAGACCCTATGGATTTTTATACATCAATTGACCGATACGGTTCAACCCTCTTATATCGAGGATACTCGGGCGGACAACGAGTAAAGAAACGCATCCCCTTCAAACCCACTATGTACGTGAATGCACGTAACAAGAATAGTGAGTGGAAGACACTGGAAGGTCGATCAGTCGAACCTTTACAGTTTGAGACTATGCGTGAAGCGACAGAGTTCAGTAAAAGATATCAACACGTAGACAACTTCAAGGTCTATGGACAAAACAATTTCATCTCACAATTTATTGCAGAGAAGTTTCCGAGAGACATCAAGTTTGATCGTGAACTGCCTGTAATCACCACCATCGATATTGAGGTCGCCTCCGATGAAGGATTCCCCGAACCAGACAAAGCAGACTATCCAGTTATCTCAATATGTACCAAATCCAGTAAAGAAGACTTCTTTCGTGTGTGGGGTCTGGGTGACTATGACCCACCTGAGAACGCAATCTACACGAAGTGTGATACTGAACTCCAACTACTAGATCAGTTCATAGACTACTGGCAGAATCATGGGTCACCTGACATTGTCACTGGTTGGAACAGTAAGGGATTCGATATTCCTTATCTTGTTAACAGAACAAGAAAGGTTATTGGTGAAGAGTCTACCAAGAGATACTCGCCATGGGGTGTTGTATCCGCACGTACTGTACGTGGTAAGATGGGACATAAAGACGTAGAGACCTATGACATCATGGGTATTGCACAGTTGGATTACTATGATCTGTTTCAGAAGTTTACTTACAACACTCTTGGTCAACAAGAATCCTATCGACTAGACCATATCGCCCACGTAGTTCTGGGTGAACGCAAACTGTCTTATGAAGAACATGGTTCTCTTCACACACTGTACAAGGAAGACCACCAGAAGTTCATTGACTACAACATTCGTGATGTTGAACTGGTTGACCTACTGGAAGAGAAACTCGGACTGATTACTCTTGCGATGACTATGGCGTATCGTGGTGGTGTGAACTATGAAGAAGTATTCGGTACGACTACTATCTGGGATACCATCATCTATCGTATTCTAAACCTCCAGAAGATTGCAGTACCATCCAAGACCGAGAAACCCAAAGGCGACTTTGCGGGTGGTTACGTAAAAGAACCTCAAGTCGGTTCCCATGACTGGGTGACATCCTTTGACTTGAACTCCCTGTATCCTATGATTATTGTTCAGTACAATATGTCACCCGAAACTGTGGTAGATGGTCTGGTTGATACTGATGTGGAACGTATGCTCGCTAAGGTTACCAACACCTCTGGTAATTACTCGGTCGCACCATCTGGTGTTCGATTCACCAAAGAGAAAGAGGGTATCATTCCAGAGGTTATTCGCAAGTACTATGCGGAACGTAGAGAGATAAAACGTGCAATGTTGGATGCAAAACAAGAGTTTGAACAGACTCCGACCAAGGCACTGTCAAACAAGATTGCGACCCTAGACAACCAACAGATGTCGATCAAGATTCTTATGAACAGTCTCTATGGTGCATTGGGTAATCGATGGTTCCGATACTTTGACCAACGTGTTGCGGAGTCTATCACTCTCGCTGGTCAGTTGTCTATCAAGTGGGCAGAACGTGCGGTTAACCAAGAGATGAACAAACTTCTCAATACTGATGAGGACTATGTGATTGCGATTGATACTGACTCGGTCTATATGCGTATGGGTAAGTTGGTTGATCAGTTCAAACCCAAAGACCCTGTCAAGTTCCTAGACAAGATTTGTTCTGAACACTTTGAACCTGTATTGACCAAGGCATACCAAGACCTTGCAGACTATACCAATGCATATGTGAATCGTATGGAGATGGGTCGTGAGGTGATTGCAGATCGTGGTATCTGGGTTGCGAAGAAACGATACATTCTAAACGTACATAACAACGAGGGTGTCCAGTACGCAGAACCCAAACTCAAGATGATGGGTATCGAGGCGGTCAAGTCTAGTACACCACAGGTTGTGCGTGAGAAGTTCAAAGAAGTGTTCGGTGTTATCATCAACGGCACCGAGAATGAAACCCAAGGATATATTCGCAAGTTCCGTAATGATTTCAATAGTCTGCCCGCAGAGGATGTATCATTCCCTCGTGGGGTGAGTGACATCAAGAAGTGGAGTGACCGCAAGACCATCTATAAGAAGGCGTGTCCTATCCATGTTCGGGGTGCGTTACTGTACAACAAACATACCAAGGGTATGCGACACGAGTCGATCAAGAATGGTGAGAAGATCAAGTTTGTTTATCTCAAGACACCTAATCCTATCAAGGAGAATGTGATCTCGTATCCACAGAACTTGCCTCGTGAGTTGCAACTGGAGAAGTACATCGACTATGATAAGATGTTCTCTAAGACATTCCTTGACCCACTAGAACCCATACTGGATGCGGTGGGGTGGACTGCCGAACCATCTTCGTCACTGGATGAATTTTTCTCTTGACTTTAACTGATAACTGTGGTATTATAACACAATGAAATATTCACTTACTATATTCAAGAACACGTTCGACAACCAGACCCATCGGGGAATGGTGCTTGATTCGTGGAATGAGTTTGAGAAGTTATTATATGAGTTATCCGAAAAGGAGGGTAAAAAGGGTGGTAGAGATTCTTCTGTGCTTATTAGTCCTGCTCGTTATTTTCCCAACACTACGAGAAGTAATAAAAATGTTGATCTATGGGGTGGTTGGGCTTGTCTTGATGTTGATGATTACGATATACGTAGTGATTCCTCTCTTAGTCCTGTTGACTGCCTAAAGGAACAGTTACACGAAGCGTTCGGTAGTTTTCACTATGTGTGTTACAATACTGCATCGTCCAGAGAAGAGAAACCCAAGTTTCGACTGGTATTCCCTCTGACCCGACAGGTACACACCAAAGACTTACCACACTTCTGGTTCGCCATGAACAAACAGTTTGATGGTCTTGGTGATAAACAGACCAAAGACTTGTCACGTATGTACTATGTTCCAGCACAGTATCCAGATGCGTACAGTTTCATATTCACCAACGAGGGTGTGCATCTTGACCCTGATATGTTGATGAATAAACACGCATATGTGGAATCTTCGGGTAAGACTTTCATGGAGAGACTGCCCCCAGAATTACAACAAGCAGTGATTCAACATCGCAAAGATGCTCTAGAGATGACCGATGTGTCTTGGACATCTTATCGTGATTGTCCATTCTTTCCTAAACGAATGGCAGTGGAATACCAGACTATCAGTGAGACTGGGTGGTACAGTAAAATGTATTCCATAATGATTGCAACTGCTGGTAATGCGTACAAGAAAGGTTATCCTATTTCTGCCATTCAGATTGCACAGATGTGTTCGGAGTTGGATATTGAGACTGGTAACTGGTACAAGAATCGTCCCTTAGATAAGGAAGCAGATCGTGCGTTGGAGTATATCTACCGCAATGGTTAATAATAGTCTATATACTACAGGACTAATTACGGAGTGAGTATGAAAATATTAATTACTGGTGCGGCTGGTTTCATCGGTTCGCATCTTGCAGATAATTTGTTGGATGATGGTTTTGAAGTTGTTGGTATCGACAACTACAACAACTATTACGACCCAGCAGTGAAACATGACAGAGTTGAGTACTTTGGTCATAGGGTTATTCCTTGTGACCTAAAAGACTTTGATGATTTGGATGCGGTGTTCAACAAAGAAGAACCCGATATTGTCGTTCACCTAGCTGCACGTGCTGGTGTACGTGATTCGGTTGGTAATGAACAACTATATCATCAAGACAATATTATTGCAACACAGAACCTTATTCAAGTATGTAAGATGTATAAGGTCGCAAAGGTTGTCTATGCATCTACCAGTTCGGTCTATGGTGGTACACCTATCCCTAAGACTGGTTGGACAGAAGATGAGGTTACTGGTCACCAGTTGAACCCATATGCATACACCAAGTACTGTAACGAATGTCAGTTCAAAATCTCTGGTCTGAATAATGTAGGACTGAGATTCTTTACTGTCTATGGGCCATGGGGAAGACCTGACATGGCACTATATCAATTTACCGATAAACTAAAACGTGGCGCTCCGATCGAGGCGTTCAACTATGGTGATATGAAAAGAGACTTCACCTATATCGGTGATATTGTAGAAGGTATCAAAATCGCACTGTTCTCTGATATTGAGTCAAACGAGATATTCAATATCGGTAGAGGTAAACAGGTAGAGTTGATGCACTTTATCGATTGTATAAGTAAAGAACTTGATGTGGAACCAGAAATACTTCTTGCACCTAGACATCCAGCGGATACTCTAGAGACTTGGAGTGACACATATAAGTTAAGACAATTAGGTTATAAACCTAAAGTAAATATCGAACAAGGGGTGTCTGCCTTTGTGAGATGGTTCAAAGATTATTACGGAGTAAAATAATGAGTACACAAAAACAAAGGGCATTGAGTTCAGCTGGTTCAGATGGTGCGGTAAGGAATATTGATGGAGCTCAACCGACCGATAATTATAATATGTTGAGACTGGGTATCGTTGGTCACGGATTTGTGGGTAGTGCAGTAGAGTATGCATTTACTCATCGTGAAATTGAAATGTTTCTTGTTGACCCCAAATATGGTACGACTATTGATGACCTAATAGATTGGAAACCGAACTTAACATTTGTCTGCGCCCCAACACCGATGGGTGATGATGGTAATGTTGATGCATCTATTGTAGAAGATGTTGTTCTGAAACTATTAGAACATACCGATGGTGGTGTTAATATTAAATCAACAATTCCACCAGATGTGGCTAACCGCATATGGAATTCTATATTTGACGATGATTTGAAACGAATTACTCATAATCCAGAGTTCCTGACGGAATCAAATGCAAATGAAAAGTTTGTGGATGCACCTTACCATATTATTGGTGGTCATCCTGATGCTTGTCGTGGTATGGCTTCGATTTACGATCTCTATAGTACGTGTAGTGCGAACGAGTACGTGTTTATGGGTGCATCTGAAGCTGCATTCGTTAAGTATAGTGTAAATGCGTTTCTCGCAACCAAGGTAACATTCTTCAATCAACTATATGACACTATTGATAAATCTGGTTGTAACTGGCCAACGATTGTGAATGCAATTGCTAAGGATAGTCGTATAGGTCATTCCCATACACGAGTGCCTGGCTATGATGGTAAACGTGGATTTGGTGGTGCGTGTTTCCCTAAAGACTTGAAAGCATTTACAATGTTTGACCCAGACTTGACATTAATTGAAAAGTGTGTTAGTATAAACAATGATTACAGAAAACAATATGAACTAGACGAACGTGAGGAATCAAACAATGTCAAGTATAATGGACAAACTGAAGAAGAACAGCAAGATCAAGACAACGGAAGTGTTGTCGGAGAGTAAATTCTTCACAGAGAAAGATATGGTGCCGACCGATGTTCCAATGGTGAACGTTGCGTTGGCAGGAAGTATTGACGGTGGTGTCACGCCTGGACTTACAGTCCTTGCAGGGCCTTCTAAGCACTTTAAGACTTCGTTCGCACTGCTTATGGCGGGTGCGTACCTGAGGGCAAAGAAGGATGCAGTACTGCTTTTTTATGATAGTGAGTTTGGTAGTCCCCAATCTTACTTTGAGCAGTTCGGGGTAGATACCGCTCGGGTGTTACACACACCCATCGCCAATGTCGAGGAACTCAAGTTCGACTTAATCGGTCAACTTGAGAATATCGACAGGAATGATGACGTTATCATCGTCATTGATTCTATTGGTAATCTTGCATCCAAGAAAGAACTTGAAGATGCAATCAATGAAAAGTCGGTGGCAGATATGTCCCGAGCAAAAGCGCTTAAAGGGTTGTTCAGAATGTGTACTCCGTATCTGACTATGAAAAACATCCCTATGCTTGCCGTCAACCATACTTATAAAGAGATTGGTCTCTTTCCTAAAGACATCGTAGGTGGTGGTACTGGTATCTACTACAGTGCAGATAACATCTGGATTCTTGGAAGACAACAGGATAAAGTCGGAACTGAAATCAAGGGTTATCGTTTTATCATCAACGTGGATAAGTCAAGATATGTTAAAGAGAAATCTAAAATCCCTATCTCAGTTACTTGGGAAGGTGGTATCGCCCCTTATAGCGGTCTGTTGGACGTTGCTCTCGCTGGTGGTTATGTCGCTAAGCCTTCTAATGGTTGGTACTGTCGTGTCGATCGTAATACTGGTGAACTTGTTATGCCAAAAGTTCGAGAGAAGGACACTCTTCAGAAAGAGTTCTGGGAACCAGTCTTCGCAGAAACCGACTTCAAAGACTTCATCAAGTCCCAGTATTCTATCGGGTTGGCGCAGAAAGTAGACATGGATGAAATTGCCAATGCAGAATGAGATTGAATCACAATTAAGTGAAGATGTTCATTTCCAGATTATCCCATCCGAAGAAGGACATGGATGGGATATTCGAATACTTGAAGAGTTCCCCGAAACTGTAATTAGATTTGGTGCGATTGAGTTTGTTGGTACTGAGGGAGATGATGACGAGGATGGTCAAATCTCTTTCAACTTTGAAATTGTTTCTACTCCTGATGATGATTTATCAAAAGAAGACTTGACATTTCAAGACTTTGTTGGTAGAATACTACACACAGTAATTGAAATGTCAATCTCTGAGGGAACGATGGTCGCACAAGACCAGAAGAGTGGCGAGATTCTCACCACAGATGAAATATATGATGAAATTGATGAGGAGTTAGAAGAAGATGAATATCAATCTGGAACAGACGATACTGAGGAACCTACTGACCAATGATGAGTATATGCGGAAGGTCGGTGCATTCCTGTCACCAGATTACTTCCAAGGTGCTTACAAGGGTCTATTCAAAGAAGTAACCAAGTTCGTTGCAAAGTACAACAAACTTCCATCTCTTGAGGCATTCAAGATTGAGATGGATGAACACAACACTATGGGAGATGACGATTACCGTATGGGTGTCGAACTTCTTCCAGACCTGTTCACCCCCGAACCAGAAAACCTTGAATGGTTAATTGAACGTACCGAGAAGTGGTGTCAAGACCGTGCGGTATTCAATGCGGTGATGGAGTCTATCTCTATCATTGATGGTAAACACGCAACCATGCAGAAGAACGCAATCCCTGATGTCCTATCTAAGGCATTGGGTGTTTCGTTCGACACTAACATTGGTCACGATTATCTAGAGAACGTTGATGGTCGTTATGACTTCTATCATGAACAAGAGGAGAGAATACCCTTTGATTTGGACTACTTCAATCAGATTACTAAAGGCGGTCTTCCCAACAAGACGCTCAATATTGCGCTTGCTGGTACTGGTGTCGGTAAGTCTTTGTTTATGTGCCATGTCGCTGCCAGTGCATTAAGTCAAGGACGTAATGCGTTATACATCACTATGGAGATGGCAGAGGAACGTATCGCAGAACGTATTGATGCGAACCTACTGAATGTACCTATTGATCAGTTGGAGAATCTATCTAAGGATATGTTCACTGACAAGGTATCGCAGATCGCTGCGAAGACCCAAGGTAAACTGATCATCAAAGAGTATCCGACTGGACAAGCAAACACCGCACATTTTCGTGCATTGTTGAATGAACTGAAACTCAAGAAGAACTTTGTACCTGAGATTATCTTTATTGATTATCTGAATATCTGTGCCTCGTCTCGTATGAAAGGTATGGGTGGTGCGATTAATTCTTATTCTTATATCAAGAGTATTGCGGAAGAGTTACGTGGTCTGGCAGTTGAGTTCAATGTACCTATCATGTCTGCGACCCAGACTACTCGTGGTGGTTATGGTAATGATGATGTTGGTCTTGAAGACACGTCCGAGTCGTTCGGTCTACCCGCTACCGCTGACCTTATGTTTGCATTGATCAGTAATGATGAACTAAATAACCTTGGTAAGATCATGGTTAAACAGTTGAAGAATCGTTACAATGACCCGACCAGTAATCAACGATTCACTGTTAAGGTTGACCGCAGTAAGATGCGATTGGTTGATGATGATGACGAGGAGATGATTCCTAGTGCTGACCCTGATAAGGGATGGGATGATAAACCAGTGTTTGACAATACGACATCTGGTCAGAGAATAAATTCAGAAAAGTTTAATAACTTCAAACTATAGGGAAGGACAAATGGAATTACACTGGGGATGGCCTGTAGTAACCACCGCATTAATGTTTGTAACTTACTGGGTGAGTAGAGTGGTGTCTTTCGCAGATGGTTTTGACGAAGGTCGTGACGAAGGAATCGAAGTTGGGAGTAAGACTACCGCTAGAGTAGTGATGAAGTATCTGCGAGACGAACATAACGCAGAGATCACTAATCAAGAAATCGAAAAGATAATTGATAGTATAAAGATAACTACATATGATGTTGAGGAAAATGAAGATGAGTATTAGTAAAGAAGTTGTAAAAATGTATCGTATCGTCATGGACTTGAGATATAACCCACTAAGGTTTATTCCTGACCCAGTAATGCAGGGGTATCTATTGATGGCACTATTTGTTATGTGTTCTC